TACATCTTCTTTGAAGTTACCCAGACCTTGATTACAAGCAGTGCAAAGAAGCCCACGAACTTTACCCGTGGTGTGGCAATGGTCTACTGCCAAGTTCCTCACTCTGTCTGTGTTGTTGTGTCTAGTCACTTCTTGGTTTCCGCAGATAGCACAAACATAACCTTGCTCTTCTAACATGGAGTTGTACTGCTCTAGAGTAATACCAAAGTCTTTCTTCAAGTCGTTGTTACGTGCCTTATCTGGGTTTGCTCTACGCCACTCCCGAGCATAGCACGTATTACACTTACCTGATTTACGAACTCCTTTAACACCTTCGCAAGCAACACACTCCATGTTAAATACCTATTTCAAGGCCCGTTGACTCCCCAGACCGCACGCGGGTCAGACCAGCCGAACGAATAACGCTCGTAGCCCTTCGCCTTGACGTTCATGGTGTCGAAGTCATTGTCCTGATCGAATTGGATGCCAATTCGCTCGTAGTACTTCATGCCCGTGCCACCCGGGATCTTGTTCCGGAGGAACCAAGCGTGCGGCGAGGTGAAGTAGTGGTTGACCTTGAAGCCACCCGGAATGTACTTGCCAGACTTGATGACGTTGATGTCATTGTTGGCAGTACCCGTCTGATACGAGCTATTCAGAATGCGCTGGGCATTGAACAGTTCTTGACGAGCGATGTGCAGGGTTTCCGGTTGAATGGCAACAAGCAGACCACGGTCGTTTTGCAGACCTTGGATAGCGATGACCGCATCTTCAAGAGCAGCTTCCGACAGGTCAACGTCAACGGTAGGCTTGTTAGCCCACGTGCCGCCAGCCGTGTTCGGGTGAGCCGTCGAGCAGAGCGGTTGCGCGTCACCACCGAGGTACGTCGAGTTGAACGCACGGTTATAGACGTTGGCACCAACGTTCTCCTTCGTTTGACGGAAGGACATAGCCAGAGCGGCAGCACGCTTCTTCGACACTTGCTCATAGAGGTTGTCGTCAAGCTCTTCCTTAGTAACGATGTAACCCATCGAATACGCAACGTGCGTATAGCGGGTCACGAAACCTTGGATCTCGCTATCGTAGTTAACGCCACCCGTCTCAGGCTTAACCGGCACAAGACCGAAGCCCGACAGTTGAACGTCTTCTTCATAGTTCTGCATCGAGGTATCCTTATCGAAGAGATCCGTGTATTCAGTCGGATGCTCGTCGTAAGTCTGACCCCACCAAGCCTTGATCCCCGGCCAAAGAGCCTTAGGGTGTGATGCGGTAGTGATAAGACCAGCCATGTTTGTTCTCCTTTATTATTCTTGTTACGCGCTTTAGGCACCAACGGCATTGACAATCTTGTACTGGTGTTGGTTCCACGCAACCAGAACTTGAGCATACGGAACCGCAACCGTCGCAGCAACCGCACCGAACGCACCCTGCGTAATCGGATCTTGCGGAGCACCCACGATCTGGAACAGCGTGTTCGAAGCCGAGCTATAGACCGTATTAGCGGTCGCCGGGCCAGTCAGCACAGTGTTCGAGAAGGGCGAGTAAGCAGCCAGCGACGACGTTTGGTCAGCCGTAATGGTAGCCGTAGCAAGGTTATGGAGTTGGTTACGAGTAACGCCAGTCGAGTCCGATTGGATCATGAACACAACGTTCGGATCATCCACAACGTAAACGTAGTGGTTACCAGCCGACTTCGGAAGATACGTCTTCGACAGCGAGAGATCCGCACCAACCAGCGAGACGCCCGGATCCGCAACACGGATACCGACGATAACACCGAGAGGCAGCGGAGCCGAGCCCGTCGCGTACTTGACGACAGCCGGAACGCCGTTAGCATCACCACCTTGGGCGATACCAACGATGTCACCGATAGCATACGTGTTCGACGCATCGCTCGGGAGGTAGTACAGACGACCTTGCTCATTGAAAGCAGCACCGGTCAGCGTACCAACCGGAGTAAGGCCACGAGGCATGTTAGAGAGTGCCATGGTAATTCCTTTTTAGTTATTGTTGGACTATTAGCCCTGCTTGAGTTGAATGCCATCCTTACGGACATAGAAGTTCGGGTTCTCTCCCGTGATCTTCCCCTTACGAATGGTGTTATCGATCAACATGTTCTTAGCAGCAAGAGCAGCTTGGTCTTCCTTGTACCAGTCTTCTCGTTGCTTCATAAGATAACCGAACTTGGCAGAGCCTTCTCCGGTTCTAGGGTTAACAAGATATCTAACTCGGTCGCCAAGATCACTGTTGCGGCTAACAACATTCTCGCTAATGCCACCCACTTCCTCTGGCGTAACGAACTCATAACCAGCTTCCATCGCCTCATAAATGCGGTTACCCTCATCCGTGAAGACGTGAAGATGATACCCCGGAATCGTGTGATTCACACTAATCCGTGACTGCGTACCATTGAAGACGTTCTTTCTGCGTCGTCCAGTGGTAGGCGCTTCGATTGCTGCCACTTGTTTTTGTTCTTGTGCTTGTTCAGCTTCTTGTACTTGTTCAGCAACCTTCGTAGATTCTGTCTCTGCTTCAAACTTTTTCCGGGGCATGTTGTAATTCCTTTAAAGATTAAGACCAATCGAAGTCCGCGACGTACTGCTCACGAGTCATGAGCTTCGACTTCACGTACCGGTCGCAGGCTGCTTTAGCATCAGCAGGAAGGTTCTCATAGCTCTTGGCAGAGCCCCTAGGGCCACTACCGCGAGTACCAGACCCAGACTCGACAGGGCTACGGGGCTTATCCGTCTTCCCAAATCGGTTAGGAAACTCTTCCGCTAGTACCGTATTCAGTTTGTCCAAGAAGTCCTGACCCTTGAGGTCGGGGAACTCCAGTCGGAGAGACTCTCCGATGCCGTTGGCAATACTGGTCATGCGGCGATCCTTCCCGAACCACTCGTTCTCTCCAAGCCAAGTCTGGAGAGCCGGGTCGATCTGGGCAGGAGCTTCAGGGGCCTTGGGAGCCTTCTGGGCTTCCTTAGCCGCTTGCTTCACCTCTCGGATGTCGTCCTTGGTTTTATCCAAGACATCATCCAGTTGGTTGACCTTCTTGCCATCACCATCTGAAATGGCTTGGGCACGCTCCTCCTTAAGGGAGGTTAGCTGGGCTTCCAACTCGGCCACCTTTCTCTGGTGTGCATCGGCTTGGAACTTCTTGAACTCTTCCGTGGTGGCTTGAAGCTCCATAAGGCGGGTTTGTGTAGCCTTAAGCTCCCGGGACATAGTTTCGTTGTCCCGTTTCATGGTCTTAAGCCACTCGTCCCCACGCTTAACAAAGGTCTCAGCATCTACCCAGAGCTTGGGATCACCCTTCCACTCCGACTGTGCCGCCCACCCTTGGGCTTCTGCCCTCTTAAGAATCGCGGGATCAACTTCCTTTTGTACTTCCGTACCTTCCACATTCTCGTCAGCCATTGGTCTATCTCCTTTGATATGAAACCTTAGCACACTTTTTTCAGCGTGTCAAGTACTTTACAAACCTTTCGTCAGATGGGGGTCAACCAGATCCACGTCCGCATCCAGCTTGGCCGTGATGTCGTCGTCGTTGATCAGGCGGTAGGACACCCCATCCTTGCCCGTGTAGAGCAGGCCAGCGTACTTGGCAAAGATCACCTTGTCGCCCACCTCACACCACCGGGACGAGTCCTGAAAGCACTCATCGCCCATGGCGACAACGATACCCGTAGTATTCGCCATCTGCTCTCGCTCACTGGTTTCCTCAGTCTGAAGGATGATGCCACCCTTGGAGACCTTGGTAATCTCCATCGGACGGATCAGGACTCGCCAGCCAGCCGGGTTAATGCCACTACGGTTACTCATTGTCTTGCTCCACTTGGTTAGGGTTCCACACACGGGGAACCAAGTCTTCATACGTCAGGTCCAGAAAGAGGGCAATCACCTTGCAGCGGCCCCGAACCTCATCATCGTTGAGGTAGGCAGCGTTAGCCAATCCCTCCTTCATCTCTTCCCGATCCTTGTAGATCTGGGTGAAGAAGGCTTGAGTAACGTTATTGCCTTTCCACTCGTTGAACTCTTCTCTCGTAATGGTAGTCACTTGATTCCTTTCGTTAGGTTAATGGCCCGGGTTCTGATCTGCACCAGTAGTGAGCGCCCGCTCTTTCTCGTCTTCTCTCATGTTCTTGTACATGTCGGACATGAGTTTGATCGACTCCATGACACCCTCCCTACGCTCCCGGTGGAGAGCAATCTGGGTATTGATCTCATTGAGGCGCTGCTTCTCTCCCTCATGGAGAACCCCGATCTTCAGGACTTCAGCCTCTGCCTCAAGCTTCTGGATCTGAGCTTGGGACAGTTCTGCCTTGTTCATGAGTTCGAGGAGGCCGAGCTTCATCTTGAGATCCCGCTCTGCCTTCTTGCCTTCTTCCTTCATCTGCTCAATCTGAACCTTCGGATGGACGAATGGCGGAAGAGCGTTCGGACCCTTCGGATTCGGGAGAAGCGTTTCAATGTCAGTGAACTTCATCGACTTAAGGAAGGCAACTTCAACCTCGTACTTGTCATATAGACCGGGGACAGCGGCGGCCCGCGACGCTAACGCGGTCGCTTGAATGACCCGCTGATGGTCCGAAGTGATGCTAGGATCAGCCGTAGGCATCACGTCCGTAACTGGGCCCTTGTAGTCTTCTTTAAGAATCAGACCCGTATTGCTGCCCTTAGCATTGGCAATGTACTGAGTATCGCTTTCAATGAAGATCTGGTTCAGGCGGTATAGCTTCCGGAACTCTTGCTTGAGGCTCCGATAGGTACGCTTGAAGATCCCGTTGAAGACTTTCATCCCCTGCTCTGCCATAGTACGAGCCGTCTCAGCAGGAGTGTTCTGTCCCGGGTTCTGACCTTGCAGGATGTCTACCGCTCCCCCGACACGCTCACCGTAATTGATGAGAAGGTTAAGCAGAGTGAACAGAACATTGGAAGGTTCACGAACAGGCAAGGGAACAATACCCTTGTGCAAATCATCTCCAGTAGAGTCCACATGCTTCCACTCCAGAGGATTGAAAGTGTTGTTTCCACCACGGATCTTAATCCCGCGAGAGAAGAAGCCTCCCGCAGTGTTAGCCATAGTACCAGCATCCACAAGCTGGTTGAGAATGGTATTGATCGACTCGTTCAGGGGACCGAGCAGGACACCGAAACCAAGATCATAGAAACCGCCGTCCGGACTGGGAATGAACGGGTACTTCGTGAAATACTGCTCCGGGGTGATCTGCATGATCTTCTTGTAGTTCTCCGGATCCCGTTTGATGCACGACCGATTGTAGCGTGCAACGATACGGGCAACCTTCTTCGTGTCCCTACGAACGTAAACGATGTATGGCTCCCCGTAGGAATCTCCATCGAAGTCAATGAAGCAGTGATGTTCAAGAATCTCCTTGGGCATGCTGCGGTCACTCGACTCCGGGGGAGTCAAGCCCTGCGCACGGTCCTGAGCCATCTGAAGACTCTTACCCGAGAGATCGACAGAGGTCTCTTGGGGACGGCCCTCACGGACATCGCACCAGAGGCCCCGAGCGACACGCTCGTAGATGTCGTTGTCGGACATCATGAGGACATGGGTAACACGGGGGGCAGTCTCCAAGCTCTTAGTCCAGTAGTTGACAACCAAGTCCTTGGCAAGGATGTTCTCCGAGACGTTGTGGCACTTGAAAGGATCGTAGTAGGTCTTCTTGAAGGCACAGCCAACGATAGGCTGAGAGATGAGAACCTTGTCCATCTCGCCTTCCCATTCCTCATCCTCCTCAAGGATCTGGTACGACATGTGCCTCTCAACTCTCTCTGCTCGCTTCGCACGGAAGCCGTGCTCGTCATCACCGATGACGCGGCATTTGACAGGGAGGTCCGAGTCCACAAGAATCGGATAGCTGCGAGCATGGTACTGGAGAGCAGCGATGGTGATCAGAGGGAACTTCACGTTCGAGGCATTAGGCCACGGGAAGTTCTTCGTCTGGGCAACTTGCAAGGCAAGCTGAAGAGAGGCTTCAGTGCGACGCTCCCACGCTGAGCGGGAAAGGATGTCCGCATTGAAGTCCTTGACAACACATGCACCGATGGCCTTGCAGTCTTCCTCTGAGATGTGGTCTGCAATGTTGTCCATCGACATGAGTTTGTCAATGTCATACTTTTGTGAAAGGTTCATGATCATTGTCCCTCATTGTTGTATTTGCGCTCGTTCTTCTGGCGAGCCTTCTCTTTGTGATCCGTTTTGTTATTGGTAACACGTTCCTTGAGTTGGAACTTACGGAGCGGGCGCTTAGTATCCGGTAGTTTCACTTCTTCCTCCGAATCCACTTCCAGTGTTCCTCGTAACCATTTGGTCATATTCGTCCTCTTCGATTTCTTCAGGCGTATCAGCCTGCCACATTTTGTCAATCATGAGACCGAGGTACGCGAAGGCATCTACCTGATCGTCGTGCTTATCCCTCGGGAACTTAAGTAGCTCTTCCTCAAAATCAAGATACCAATCGCCATCCTTATTAAACCTGCAAGCACCAGAGCGCATGCGAGCTTGGATAGACCTCGCGCGAGTGAGTTTGTCTGCGGACGGTTTGAGTTCATAGCGGTTGATGTAGATGCCAGTTTTAACCATTGCCTCATTGAGGACAGGGCCGATAGCCTTCTGAATGGTTCCTGCCTCGATTCCAAATAGCTGGGGCTGGTACACCTTCTGGAGCATGAGGATCGTGTCCACAATTTCCAAGGCGTCCAGCCTCTCCCGGATAACGTGTACGCAGTTCAGGCGACCCTCATCATCCATCCCCCCAACCACAAAGGCCGAATAGTCCGACCGTTGGGCAGTTGAGACAGCGAGGTCACACGTTGCATAGTATACCATCTTTTTATCAAGCTCGCTACTCTTCATCGGGTTGAAGTCCGACTTCTTGAAAAAGGAGTTGGTAATGTCGAGGGGGATATTCAGGATTTCTTGGGAGTAGATATCTGACAAACCCTGACGGGCATAGTCATCCCGCATCATCCGGAACTCCTGAGCAGACTTCATTTCAGGCCAGAGGAGCTTGGAGAAGTCTTCGGAGTGGGCACGGTACTTGACAGACTTCCAAGGGAGGGTCTGCTCACAGTACTCCTTGAGATCTTCCCTGATGAGCGGTAGGTTGCCCTTCCCCTTCTTGGAAGCGAGGAGGGGAGCGGGCATGAGGTTCTCCAAGAGGGAGTCCATGTGGAGGATAGTACCGACTACCCGAACCTTGCCTGAGGAGGACATGGTGCGGAGGAGGGCACCGTAGAACCACCTCTTGAACTTGAGCCTACGTTCCTTGTTCATGACGATCTCATCGTTCTCCATGTCGTCACAAATAATCAGGTCAGGACGCATGTTGGCCCACTTCAGGCCCCGGACATTCTGGTTGGAACCCCGGGCTTGGATCCGGAAGGTGTGGCCGTCTTCCATCTCCACGATCAGGTCGTCTTCGGTTTCCTTGGGGAAGTTCCCGGCCCTGATCCCGAAGAGGGACCGGAGGTCTTCGTTTTCCGCCAGTTCCTTTTTGATGTCCCCGAGGAAGAGGATTGCCTGAGCCACGGTGTCTGAGACGATGATGACGTACCGGGATTCCCGGAAGAGGACTGAGGCGAGGGTGTAGGCGTGGGTAACGGCAGTGCTCTTGGCGTGGTAGCGGGGAGCAGCAATGGCAACCTGCTTCCAGTCCGAGGTAACCAAGTCCCAGATCTCACGATGGAAGGTGGGGGTAGCAGCCGGCTTGTCAAAGTTTTTCCGGAGGACGGAGTTGACAAAACCTTCGAGCACCGCAGAATTTAATTTGCTCATTGTAAGGAATTACTTGTCAACCACCTCAACCATGGGGATGTCTAAAATAACGGGAGTCGTTGTTTTAGGTTGGTTGGAGGCTAGCTGGGCAAAGTTCTCAGCGAGCTTGAGGAGACGAGCGTTGATAGACTCCTTCTCCTCCTTCTGCTGGGGACCTGTACGGAGGGCCTTCTGTTCCTTGAGAAGATCCTTGGTGATGTTGAGGGCTGTCTGGGCCTTAACGGGCACCCTAACGATTTCTTGGGCCTTGTGGTCCCAGACTGTATCCCCGTTGTCTAAGCGGTCTTGGACGGCCTTTAAAGCCCTTCCAACGATCTTCTGCATGGAGGAGTCTAGTTCCTGAGCATCATCGGCTTGGAGCTTGAGGATGGCCTCCTTCCAGAAGGGGGTCATCTTCCACTTCTCCAAGGTAGATACGGGTACCCCAGTAACCAAGGCGGTACCGGTAAGGGTACCGACGTTGAGGTAGGTGGCTACGGCTTCGAGCTTCTGATTGTCGGTCCAGAAGGCTTTCTTGCATCCGGGACTCTTGGCTTTACGACGGATCATTTGGTCTTTCTAGGCCATGTTAGGAAACATGGGCAGGTTAGGTAACTTGGAGGTTCTCCAAAGAACCGTCACCTTAGCATAAAAACAACACTCCTGTCAACTGAAAAAGTGTAACAAGGCGGAACCCTATTGTCTCCTCCGGAGACCCCTAGAGGGGAATTGAGAAAGGGAAGAAAGAGGAACAGTAGTAGTAGTTATATATCTCTCTCTCCCTTTATGGGAGAGAGAGTAGTTATATATAGTTATATATATATATATATATATATACTACTATAGGAAAGAGAACGGTTTATTGCGTGTTACACTCTCTTGTCAGGTGTAGGAATTGTCCTACAAGTGAGAATCCTTAAAAAGTTGTGGCAGCGTAAGATGGTGGCTTAAGTAAAAATAAATCAATCGATCTTTGCTCCCCCTCCCCCCTACTAGAATTCTTGGTTATTGCACCTTTTTAGCAATCAACTACTTACATCTGCCCACATAAGCTGCTAATCTCTGGAAGTTGGAGTGTTTATGTGTGCTCCGTGTCATCGCCATCGTAGCTCGGTATCCACCTCGTCCCTCTCCCTCCTAGCTCCCGTTGGTCGCGTCGTCGGTCGCTAAGGGCTGCGCCGCTGACGGTCTGTTCTGCTCGTCGGGTCCGTCTGTGTGGCTAGGCTCTGGAATGTTGAGCACGGCTTGCGCCCTTCGGGCGTCGCTTCGCGACCCTTGACGAGGCGGACCCTCCTCGCTCCGTTGTCGTTGTCACGGATCGCACCGAATCGTCGGGACGGACGTTGACGCTAGGAGTTAGTCATGAGTGACGCCAACAAGGGTCAGGCGGTTGGTCGTGAACAGTTCGATTTCGTGGCTTGGGAGAAGCTCATCGAGGGTCTGCCCGCTGGGATGCAGATGTGGATGGCTTCTGACCTGCTCACTCGTGCTGGGCTGTCGATGATGCGCTTCCGGAATCCCCGGGGACGCACCGCTCTCGATCTCGCTGACAATACGAACAGCCTCCGCATTGCGGTGAAGGCTGATCGTGCTGCTCGTGATGCTGATAAGTCGGCTGAACCGCAGAGCGATTCGAAGAAGATTTAGCGTATTAGGGGGACTGATTCCTAAGGGAGTCAGTTCCCCTTTTTCGTACTCCGCTAAGTAAGCGGAGAGGGGATGAGGTCTCGGACTCGAATCCTAGATGTTTCTAGGAACAACAAGGAGCTAAACATGGTTACGAAGCAACAAACCTCGACAACGGAGCGGCTACGAGTATTGAAAGAGGAATATTGTGGTGCCATACCATACAATCCCACCAAGCAAGAGCTTGAGGAATTCAAGAAGCTCCGCTCAGAGTCTCCAGAAGCTATCGGTGCCCAGAATCTCGGATACCAAGCTCAGGCATTCGGAAAGGATCTGGTCAAGAACAATCCGTACCACATCGACAACTATCTCCACTGGGAATGGAGAAAGGGCTTTCTCGAAGCATTCAAGGATTCCAACTGAAAGGAATGATGATGAATAACATCTATCCTAACACCCACCGGGTTCCCACATCTTCAACAGACTCCGAGATCACCAGACTGATCGGAGTAGCCAAGGAGATCAACGAGGCAGGCAAGAAGTTCAGGTGTGAGCAATACGCTCTGGTCCTCGACGCTCTTGATGCTCTGATCCAAGTAGCTCCTAACAACCCAACCAAGAGCCAACTGGTCAATGTGAGAACCATCATCATCGCTCTCGACAGAAGGGAAACCACTAAATGATCATGATCATCATTAGACTTCTCTGTGCTTATGCATTGTTTCGTGTCTTATTCCAATCTTGGGACTGGGTTCGGGACATGCCCGATGAGTGGTACGACGAACATCCCAAGGAAAGAACGTGGAAAGACAATGTTGGTGATGCTTTGGTGATCTGCATTCCATTCGTCTTTATCCTCAATTGGCTTCTCACTCTTTGCAACTAAGGAGATAATCATGGGTCGTCTATTCAATGCTATTTTCTGCACAGTAGCTAGTATTGCTTTCTTTCTCGCTGACAGTCCCATAGAAGGTAGCATCTTCATGGCAACAGCCTTCATTATCAACAGCCTCTAAGCGTCCATTGGCTAGGGTTCGGCCCTAGTCAATGGGTGCATAGGGTGCCCAGATCCGAAGGAGAATCCTAGATGGATTTCATGATGATATGCTTAGGTATATCGTTGGTCAGTATTACTCTGGTCTACCTCATTTGTGCTGTAGCTCTTGTAGCTACGGCTTTCTTTGAGGATTGATTACCATGAGATATACAGCATTTGTTCTTAGGAACAGATTCACCGTGGTTCGAGAGACTCGTGGTGGTCTGACTTCCGAGGAATTCAGGAGAGGAGCAAGGGT